ATAAATAAAACTTTGAAACTAGGTGTAGTTTCTTTGTCAATAAAATCTAAAAGCAAATCATTAAAATCTTTTAAACCTTTTTCTTTTTTAAATCTCTTTAATTCTTCTGATAAAAGATATAAAGTATTGCGTTCAATATCTAAAATATTTTGACGAGAGTCATAGTATTCTAAAAGATCTAATCGTTTTACAATTGCTGTATTTATTATTGTAAGGTATTCATTATCAGAATTAAATGTACCATCGCTGTCAGAAAACTTAGCCACCTTAATTGGTATACCACATTTTTCTCCAAACTCTTTGTAATCTTCTTTGCCCATCATTTTTTCTTTTGTCATACCTAATTGTGCAAAAGCATAAGAGTGCAACGTTCTAAAATTATCTAGATCATTTTCTAGATCTAAACTAAATTTATCCGCGGCCCTCGTAGCAGCCTCCGTGGCTGCCTTTTTAGTAAACGAGAAGTAACCTATTTGTTTAGGCCTGATTCCGTCTTGTATAAATTGGTCCACTAAATTTAACAACGTTGTTGTTTTTCCGGTTCCTGGTGGACCTAAAATTATTGTTTTCATTTAATTTATATTTTTTGAGTTATCAATCCATTCGTGTTTTTCTTCATCAAAGACTAAAATTCCTAAATCTTTTTTAAGGTCGTGACTTAAATTATTAATGATGTGCAATAATTCTTTTTTCTCTATTGTAACTTGTTCTTGTCTACGATTATTAGTTTCAAATCCGGCAACATATATACCTTGTTTTCGTAATCTTAAAAAATTTTTATAAGCTTGAAATAATATGAATCCTGATCTAACAGAGATGCCATATCTTCCACCCCTATTTGCGTCAGCTGTTTGATAATATACTTCACCTGGATATATAGGATCGTAAAACCTATCTAATTTTATGGTTCTTGCCTCAGTAAGTCTAACATTAGCAGCAAAATCTGTTCCAAAACAAAATAAATTTAAAATTTTTGATATTTGATAAGCGTGTTCTGTTATGTATTCGTAGTCTTCATCGTTTGGATCAAATTTTTTTGAAGCCCTGTGTAAATAAAACCACTCACTTCTTTCTCCAAAAATTCTTCTATGGTACTCTGTAGTAGCATAAACATTACTGTTAATTTTTTTTAATTCATCAAATATATCTTCGTTTTCATCTTTTGAATAATGTGCTTTCATTTGTTCCTTAAAATCAAATAAAATTTCTTTTGGAACTTTTAATTGTAGTCTTACTAAAATATGTTCGATTTTATTAAAATCAAACCACTCTCCTTTTATTCTATGTTCTTTAAAATATTTATGCCAATCTTTTTCATAGCCTTTTAAATACCCTATTATTTTTAAGTCAATTGGTGAAGAAGTATTTAAAGATGAGAATCTTTTTATTATACCATCTTCCTTTTCAGATTTACCTATTTTAACTCTTTTTAGATCACCTTCTTTTGCTAAAATAAAATAAACATAGTGAGGTTTTTCTTCTCTTTGCACCTCTAAAGGCACATCTTTAAAATATTGTTTGGGTATTTTTTTCATTAAAAGTTCTCCTCTTGGTATGGTATTTTAGAAGTAGATGCTTCTGTTTGTTTCATAGTTTTTATTTTAATTAATCTTGGTTGTTGTTTTTTAATTCTAACTCTCTCTTCATTTACAAATACATCTAATTGTTTTATTAAATTACCGGTTTGATTCTTATCTTTTTCCCAATGATTTCGTTTACAAAAATTATAAAAGTCTTCCATTCTAAAATAAGTAAACTCTCTTTTTTCATCTGTGTATGGTAGTTTATTAAATACATCGTCAATTGTTCTTGCCGATTGTCTGTTAGTTGTCCAGTCTTGTAATAAATTGGTAAGTTCGTTTACTGGATCTAATGATTCTAAAGGTTCTACTTCTTGTAAACCTGTCATCATAGGTTTTAAAAAATGTTGTTTCCAATCTTTTGGTTTTGGTACAGGTACAACTAGATTAGCTTGATCTAGACACGCTAATGCAAATAGTTGTGGACTATAAAGTTGTTCTGATTTTAATTGTATTCTTTTTTTATCTACATCTAAAAACCATTCTGGTGGTTTAGATGCATACTTAGTTAAACTTCCTAACATTGGCATTTCTTCTTCACCAAATCCTACACCAAATCTTTTTGTTCTGCATAAACCTGCTTGACATACTGCATTGATTGGTGAGTCTTTGCATCTATACTTGTCATAACCTTTTCTATTTACTGATTTAATTAATTGTTGAACCTCATTATTGCTGAGTGCAGGTTCCATATATTTTAAATTTGCTTCGACAATTTTATCTTCCCAACTATCAGGACTAGATTGTTTGTAATATACTGCAATATTAAACAAAGCATTGTTCCTAGATCCTTGTCCAAACCCTGTTGTTGCTAGTTTGTTTAGACAAGGAGGGCCTCCAGGAAATGCCTCTTCTATTTTTTTCTCTTCCGTTTTAATTTGTTCGACTTGTTCTTTTGTGCACGCATAAATAGTATGGAGCTCAAAAAATTCCTCAAGTGTACAACCGGCGCCAGTATCGTTAATAGCATAACGCAATCCTTTCATTTCATTGTAGTAGGGTAAATTTAAAAAGTTACCAGTGTCCCCACGATCCACTAGTATCTCTGTTTGTTTAGGAAAAATTTCTGACCCTTCATATCCAAGTATGATAGCCATTTGTTTTAATTTTGATTGCATCAAAGATGCAGGAATATTTTCTCGTGTGAATAAAAAAACGTGTGCTCCGCCTGATTTAGAACGGCAAACTATTAATGGGAGTTTAAGATTCCGAATACTTTTAATGAGGCTAAGATGATCAAAATTATATTCGTCAATATCAATGCAGCCCCACCGACAATCATTATTTTGTGTGATAGGGATGATTCCAAGTGCTGGACCTTCACCTTTGAGGTGCTTGTCCCAGAGTTCGTTGGTGACGGTACCACGTACAATAAAAGCTTTTCCTTGTTGCTTTCCGTTTTCGCCCCGATCTCCAGGTTGGTATTGTCCATATGCTATATCTAATCCTTGAAATATATTTTTGAATTTATCTTTTTTTATTATCATTTCTTTTTTCTTTGTAAAGGGGATCTGCTAAATAAGAAGATCCCCTTCATCTTATACCACTAGTAAGGAGTTGAGTCGCTTACTTTCTCTTCTACATCAGCTTTTGTTTGAACGTTCCCTTTGGATACATTACCAGCAAATTCCTTTGCACTTAAGTACAAAGCCTTGTCTGGCTGACCCAAAATTCTGTCCTGTGTAACAACCCATCCATACCAAGAACCTTTATCGTTCTTTTGTAGTGTAGATGTGAGTGTATACACAACCCCGTGCATAGGCGGGATAGCAAATCCGCCTTTACCATCAGGTATTTGTGTGGTCTTCATCATAGAATTCCACTTTTTACTGACATTCAGCTGAGTCGACTTCATTGTTATTAAAGCCGGTGTATAACCTCCTGTCTTTGTCTCAACCATTATATAGTAAGAAGCAGTCTCTTCTAGATAATTACCATTTGGTAATCTAATCTTAGATCCTTCTCTCTTACCAGTTCCAATTACCGGATTGTTCGGCATATGGATAGCCACGGGAGCACCTGGCCCATCCCCTCTGTCCGACCACTCTGGGTAATCTTTTTTGTAGTAGCAAGGAATAACCTTGATACCTGTTTTACCATCGTATAACTCGCTGGTAACAGTATTATAGATCATACCTGGTTTGGCAGCCTCTATATACTTTGCATCTCCTGCAGTTACCTGCGGAGATAGTTGTCCTAAGATTCTAACAAATGGTAACGCAAGATCTTCTTGAGTCATATTGTCAAAACCTTTTGCATCATCGCCAAACAAGGCGAGTGATGTGTTTACTTTAGCTTTTATGTTTCCATTAGCCATTATACATCCTCCATTATTTCCGGGTTATTTTAGTTTTGTCTTTAATCCACGTACTAAAGACATCAGGAGGCATATCGAGCCCGGACTCGATACGCTCCTTAAATAGGGCAGTCAACGTAGCCCAAGCCACATCAGATTTCTGTTGTGGTTGGAATCCATTTTCCGCCGCAAGGTTGAGCAATTGCTCCGCCTTGTCGTCTTCTCCCTTTCCAAAAGTAACAAAGACATTGTTTTTAATAATATCTCCTAACCCTTGGTCACGAAGCCATTTATAGCATTGTGCTCTTCGTTCTTCATCTTTAGGAAGAGTACATCTATATTCTTTTTTCACAGATACCTTAGAACCATCAGCCAGTTTTATTTCTGACAATCCTTGTTCTGCTAATAATTCTGGAATTACACGAGAGCCAATATCATCGGCTTCCGCTTTCTTTGCTTTGAGTTGCTCTTCTAATGCAGCAATCTCATCCTCTTTTTGTTTCAACTTTACACATTCTTGTGCAACCGT